TTATTGCGTTAATTCTTCGCTTTCATACTCTACATCCGAAACCTTAACCTCAAGCTCTAAGCCCGTCGTGTAGCCGTTCCCGTTAAGGTAGTGCACCACCCGGCTGATTACCCAGGCCTGCTCGTCTATAACGCGCTTAAAGCCTTTCACCGCGATTGGCGTTTCAGGAAATAAATCTGCCCGACCAATAGCCAGCGAGATTGAAAACTCCGCGACTCCGCGCTGAATTTTGTCCCACTTCGCCTGAGCTGCACGCATGGCCTGCGCTTTTGTCGCGTAGATGGTCGTCAGCTCCAGCACGTTCTCAGACTCACCGACCATATACTCGCCCTCGCGCGCCTCCTGCTCTTTTTTGGCTCTGGCCTTTGACGTGGTTTTTGTCGCTTTTGGATGTTGCAGCGCGCGCAGGTGCTGCGCCTTCGGCTTGCGTTTAAGCTTCACCTTTTGCTTTTGCGGCTTCGGGTCTTTTGTGTGCAGCCATTTCGCCGTTACGCCGGTGTAAGCTTCGCGGTCAGCAATCGCAAACTGATGACGGTCTCCGTCGCCGCGTTCGATGGTCATCTGCGGGATGGGCTTGCCGCTGGCAGTCCGACCGCTACCGGCTTTCAGAAACAGTAGTTTCCCCGCTTTCACCGACACTGATGCACCGTTACGGTCAGCCAGGCGGGACAGAAACACCGCGTCGGATTCCTGCGCCTGGTCAATATGAGGCACGGGGATCGCTTTAAGTGTGTCGGCCACGCTGGCCGTGAGTTTGTTGCGCGCTGCGATGGTCTCAACAATGACGCCGAGCGTAGTGTCATGCCATGACTGTTCCCGGCGGGAGTTCAGCGTGCCGCGAAAATCAGCGCTGCGCCCCCTGATGGTCAGCGTGTCAGGCGCGCCACGGTGCTCGATTTCGTCGACCGTGAAACTGCCCTTATTCAGTAAGGCTGAGCCCTGCCAGCCCAGCCACAGCGTTAGTTTTGCACCGCGCGGCGGCAGCTCGACAAGCCCGTCGGTGTCGTCGAGCTCGATGTCGAGCTGGTCAGCCTCGAATCCGCGATTGTCCGTCATGGTCAGACTGATTAGCCGGTCGCTGAAATTCTGCGTAATATCATCGCCATCGAGCGTGAGCATAAACGCCGGAGCAATCTGCGCCCCGGCCTGAATATTCAGACCCGTAATCATCCCGCCAGCCCTCCAATCCAGTTACCGGCAGACGTCACCAGATTGTCGGCCTGCGTTTTCAGGTCGCCGTAAATCGCCGCGAGCGAGTCATCGACCCGTTTCAGCGAGAGGCTAAACTCGATTTTTCTGGCCGCGCCGTCGCTGAATAATTCGCTGTGCGTGTGGGTCACTTTATCGATGACATACATGCCGTGGATCATGCCTGTTCCGTCAATCAGCGGCCACGCCCTGCCCTCGTCGGCCATCAGTTCGATGGCGGTCAGTGAGAGGCGACCGCCGGTGATTTCGGGGTACAGCACGCCTGAGAGCGTGCGCGAGGTTTCCCCCTCACCGAGAAACTGATAAGCCGGGGGTTTGCCGATGCGGTCGTTTGACGCCCAGCGGTAATCCTTTGAGTACTGCATCGACTGATGTGGCAGCGTGCGGCGTTCAAACACAAATAAACCCAGTACCATTAACATGTTTTAGCCCTCATCCGTCATGGCGCATACTTGAGCGCTGGCGTGCTCTTTCTTCCCGGTCGAGTTTTTCGACTGCTTCCCGGAGCTGCCGGTCGAGGTCAGTTCCCGGCGCAACGCCACCCGACAGAGTAATGTTGTATTCCCGCTTGCTCTGGTCGACATAGGACCGGCCAGCAGGTGCTGTCACTGGCTGATACATCTGATAACCGCCATAAACGGACGTCTGCGGAATATAAGACACGTTTTGCGCACCGGCTGCGGCACTGGCTTTAGCGGCAGTCTGGTCGAGGCCGTCCGACTCTTTTTTGATAACCCCGAGCTTTTCCAGTAGCCAGCCGACTTTGCCGCTCAGGCTGTTAAAGACGTTCAGGGGAGCCGTTAACGCATCGGCCAGCGCCTTGCCAAACGCCACACCGACATTTTTGCAGCGGTCCAGCGTTTCCTGCGTTTCCTTAACCGGTGCTATCAGGTCAGTGAACCACTGCCAGACACCGCGCAATTTCTCGATGATGGAATCAAACACCGGCGTCAGCGGCGAGAAGATTTCCGCCACCGGCGCAAATGCCGCTTTAAGCCCCTCCACCACGCCCGAAAAGAATGCGCTGATGGGCTCCCAGTATTTACGAATCAGGAGCGCCCCGGCCACCACCGCACCGGCGACCGCGACCACCGGCAGACTGATTGCACCGACAGCAGTCACTATTGCGCCACCGGCAACGGTAAAGACCGTTCCCAGCAGACCTGCGGCGGCGATAATGGCGTTAATCCCCATAACCACCGGCCACGCAATCAGGCCAATCCCGCCAATCACACCAATCAGCGCCAGTGCGCCACCGGCTACAACACCGATAGTGGTCGCCAGTGATTTATTGCGGGTGATCCAGCCATCGAGTTTCAAAACATATCGCGTGGCCGTCTGCGTCAGTTTGCGCAGAGCGTCGTTTTGCTGGTCAAACAGGTCAGTTCCCACGGCCTCATAAGCAGACTGAAACTCTTTAAAGTCGCCGCCGAGATTGTCCTGCATGATTTTGACCAGCTCCTCGGTTTTACCGTCCGAGGCTTTAAACGCTGCGGTGAGTTTGTCGAGCTTGCCGGTTGACGCTGCGGTCATCAGCACCGCTGCCGCCGAGCTGGCCTCTTCACCGAAGATGGTTTTCATGTACTCGCCGCGCTGGCTGGTACCGAGATTGTTTTTCTCAAAACTGCGCTGCATTTCCTTCAGGATGGAAAATATCGGGCGCGTGTTTCCTCTGGCATCAGAAGTCTTAACGCCGAGCTCTTTGATAGCCTCAAAGGCTTTACCGGTCGGCGCCTGTAGGCGGCTCAGGATTGCACGGCTACCCGTTCCCGCCATCGAGCCGGTAATTTTGGCATCGTGCAACGCACCGACCATCGCGGCGGTTTGCTCGATACTGACCCCGGCATTTTTCGCCACCGGCGCGGCATAGGTCAGCGCATCACTCAGCCCGTCAAAGTCGGCGGCGGTTTTGTTCATCGTCATCGACAGCACGTCGCCAATGTGCGCGATCTGGTCGTTGGAAAGCTGAAACGCAGATTTCATCCCTGTCAGCAGGGCGGCGTTTTCCTCCATTGAGCGCTGATTCGACAGCGCCATATTCAGCGTGACCGGCGTCGCCGCCTGAATGGCATCAGCATCCCCGCCACTTTTGGCGATGATGATTTGTGCACTCGCTGCATCGTCCGCAGATGCGGCGGTATTGTCTCCGAGCTGTCTGGCCTGTTTGCGTAACGCCTCCATTTCGGTCGACTGTTTGTCGACCCCGAGCACGGCTTGCAGCTCAGAGTTTTTCTGTGCAAACGAATAGCCAGGCATCAGCAGTTTTACCCCGGCCATGGTGCCAGCCGTGGCAATTCCGACACCGGCAGCACCAGCCGTCGCCGCACTACCAGCGAGGGATTTACCGGTCTGATACCGCTCTTTAACCCGGCTCAGCTTTGCCTGTTGCTGGCTGACCCGCGCCAGCGCCTCACGTTGCCGGTTAAGCTGGGCGGTCGTCTCGCTGATGCTGGTTTTAAGGCGACGCTCGTCAGCCGACAGCGTTCGGGTATTAATCCCGGCCTGAGCAAGCTCGGTGCGCTGGCGCTGTACCGACTGCCTGAGCCCGTTATATTTGAGTTGCAGGTCAGCAGCGGATTTTTTTGCCGCCTCCATCGCGCGCGCCTGCGCTTTGGTGGGGTTTTCCGTGTTTTTAAACTGGACGGCCAGCGCTGCGGCCTCCTGTTTCGCTTTGTTAAGCGACTGACCGGTCACGGCAAGCTGTGCGCTCGCTTTCCTGAATCCGTCAATTCTGGACGCCTGCGCGTTAAGGTCGCGCAGGGTCGTCTGTGAGTTGCGGATATCGCCAGCGAGGGATTTGCTGGCGTTCTGGATAGCTTTTAGCGGTCGGCTTGCCCGGTCTACTGCGTTAAGCAGCACCTCGATTCTGACGTTATTGCTCATAGTGGTTTCCGCTTCGCTGTAGCGCCTTGTCGCGCCATATGAGGAGCTCGGTCACGCTAAGGGAATACAGCTCTGATGGCGGCCAGTGAAAAATCACCGCGATATCCGCCATCAGGTCATCGACCGAAAGTTTTGCGGGGAACGTCAGCGAGCCGAAGATGGTGACAAAAAACCAATCACCTCAGCGGCGAACTGCATCAGGTCTGAGGCATCCAGACGGGCAATTTCATGCTCGGTGAGTGCCGGGTAGGTCATACGCGGCAGCACCTTAATCAGCGCGTCAACGTCAGAGTTTGCCAGCGAGGCCAGCGACACCCCGCGCAGGGTTCCCGCGTTAGGTTTTGAAACCGTCACCTCTCCGATTTTTTGCTCACCGCGCATGAGGGGGTTATCGAGGATCACGACGTGTGGCTTTTTGGTTTCGGTGACTTCAATTTCTGTAACGCCGGTTTCGATGTTGTTTTCCATGATGTTGCTCTCGTCAAAGTTAAGTGACCGGCCAGCCTGACTGACCGGTTAAGGGGGTTACAGGCCAATGGCCTTGCGATGCTCTGCCAGACGGTCGACGCCGTCGACTTTCAGCACCATGTTGATGACGTCAATCTCGATGACTTCCCTGCCGTCAATCGTGAGCTGGTAGTACGCGCATTCGGTCGAGATTTTGGTCGTGCCGCTTTCGCCCTGTTTGTTTTCGCCGCCGTCGTACTCTTTGTGACGGCCACGCATGACCACCTCAACGGCAGAAATCGCGCCGGTGTCATCGCGCTGGTATGAGCCGGTAAAGCGCAACGGTACGCTGTCCGCGCCCGGTGAGGCGTACTGCGCCCACAGCTCGACGTCAGGCAGACCGCCGAGCGTCCACTCGCACGACAGCGCATCGTCATCGAGACCGAGGTCAATCGACACCGAGCCCGGCATCCCGCCGCCGCGGTATTTCTCAAGCTTACGGGTCAGCTTTGGCAGGGTGACGGATTCAACGACGCCCATGTAGCTCAGACCATCGTTGAACATGTTCAGGTATTTCAGTTTGCGTGGTAATGCCATGCTCTCAGCTCCTTAGCTGTTGACCGACTCTGACAGGTTCGCCAGATAGGTATCAGTGATGCGCTGGCGCAGGGTCAGGTTTTCCAGCGGCGGGACGGGGGTGTAGTCGTAATCGATATACAGTTTCCCCACCTTGAGCGTTTCCACGCTGTTTGACTCCGGGTCGTACCAGCAGGAGCCGTCAACGATATAGCCGTTGTTTTTCAGCTCGCGGAATTTCGCATTGATACCGGCGACGATGTCGCGGATAAGCGTTGCGGTGACGGGTTTATCAATCGCCCAGGCGTGCGCCTCCGCCATCGTGTCGGCCAGCACCTGCGCCGTGCGGGTGTAGTTTTCAAAAAGGAATAACGGATCGTCGGAGCAGGTACGGTTGCCCCAAAATTTAAAGCCGTCGTTACGGATCAGCGTCGTGACACCGGCCTGATTCAACAGGTTCGCGTCGGTGGCCTTCTCCTGCAAGTCCCACGAGACCGAGGCACTGACGCCGGTGACGCCATTCACGCCGACGTTAGACAGCGTTTTGTGCCAGCCCGTCTCCTGGTCGATTTTGGCACGCAGGCCGAGCGCGCGCGCGGTCGCCCATGCAATATCGGTCTGATTCGCCGTGGTGTCCCACGCCAGAAAATCAGGGTGAATGACCGTCAGCTCGCGCTGGCTGAAATTCTCACGGTAGGCGATGGCTTCGGAAATGGTCTTGCAGCCCCACGCGCTGATATAGCCAAACGCGCGCAGGCTCTGACAGGTCGCCGCGAGCGCGGTCGCCACTTCCAGAGAATCCAGCCCCGGCACGCCGAGAATGCGCGGCTTGACGCCGGTGACGGTTTTGGCGGTCAACAGCGCTTTAAGCCCCGTGTATTTGCCGTTTTCGTCGGTCGTGCCGATGATGTTGGAAATGGTCTCTTTCTGCGCTGCTTCCGGGTCGTCCGGGTCTTCAATACCTTCGGCAACGCGCACAACCACAACGACCGGCTTGCACTGGTCGGCAATGGCTTGCAGGGATTTTGACAGGGTGCCGAGCTTACCGGCTTTACCGATAGCGTTCTGCACGCTGGTAATCAGCACCGGCTCATTTAGCGGGAATGTGGAATCGTCAGCATCGCTGGCGGTGCAGACCATGCCGATGATAGCCGTCGAAACGGTGGAAATGGTGCGCGTGCCATCGTTAATCTCGATGACCTCGACGCCGTGATGATAGTCGCTCATCCGTTTAACTCCGTGGTTAAGGGGTGCGACTATTTTCTGTTGTGTGTGAGGCGTGAGAAACGAAAGGCCGTTGGGGGAGTGACAGCACAACGCACAGCGACCGGTTGTGGTGTGCGGGAATGGTTATTGATCGTTATCAGCGATCAATAACGGTTAATTGATCGCTGATAACCATTATCAATGAATGGGTATTGTCGCTATCGTTTCGCCATTAACGAGGAAGCGATAATGACGATTTTACTCTGGATTATTGGTTGTCTGGCTGTATGGTGGCTCTTTGGCTTTTGTTGGCTCAGACTGTTTGTCGGTGACGAAACAGAAAAAGACTATGAAGAATGCCCCTATGATTAAACCCGCTTAGCGCGGGTTTTTTATTACTCTGTTAACGGTGATTCAGGCCATTCAATTTCGTCAGGTTCACTGGTATCAACCCGGTTAAGTAAAACCCGGTATCTCTTCCACGCCGACAGGCTCGCCATCTCCTCCTCTGTCGCCATCGACAAATCGACCGCATCCTGCAATGGGGCTATGGCCTGAGCTGCAACAGACAAGAGCTGCGCCTTTAATGACTCAGCTTTTTCGATAGCTTCATCGCGGGTAGGCGGTTCGATGTCGATCCATTCCATACATTCTGATTCAACATTGTACTGAGGCGCTTTCCGGTCAGGTGAAACCATAAAGGCTTCATATTCAGCATCGGTTATTGTCATCAGGTCTGACGGAACGGGAATACCCTGTTCTTCATAGGTTCTGACAGTTTCCTCAAGGTAAAAGCTTTTATCTGTATTGCTGAAATATTTCTGCATATCAGTAACCTGTTACGTTTAAATAAAATGTTCCGTTGCAGTTATGGGTTTGAATTTTCACCTGATTTTTCCCGACAGGCGAACAGAGATAAAATGATGCTGAGTTATTACCCCCTGCACCGTAATAACTCGAACCGATACCGAGGATTCCATTAGGGAACGACGTAGGCAGCGTCACGGTCACAGTGGCATTATTGCCGACTGAAATATTTCTCACAGACTGCATAAACACAGCACCGTTGCCGTGCGTGTAGTAAGCACTGTTATTACCTGTCGTCGTTTTACCGACCCCATAACGCGCTTCCGATTCTGCTTTGGTATAGGCCTGACCTGCCGGGGTATAATTGCCCTTTGGCTGATAGGTATTTTTTAAATAGGCATCAAGCCATTGGTTGCCCCATTTTGAGCCAAATATATTTCCATCAGCAGCAAAGCGTGCGCTCCCTCCTCCTGCCAGTACTTCACCACTGGAATAAACAATACTTCCATTGATTCGCCCATTTACGACTAACTGAACACCGTTTGAGGGATGACGCTCAATGTAAGCTTTCCAGCCGGCATCATCTGCAAACTCTATCCTGTTGCCGCGACTCGCATCACCGCCCCAGTAAATTCGGCCGTTTCGGGGGTTGGCACCAGTTTTCTCTGAAGTGATACCGCTACCGTTTTTAAAGGTGAGAGTGCTGCTTACTGATGCGCCTGCATTCATGTTGAAGAGCATATAACTCGTTATGCCACTGTTCAGGAATCGCATTACCTGTTTGCTGTTGGCATAAACATCCAGCACACCATCTCCGTTCTGTTTGAAACCGGTGTCATTATCCCCCAGAGCAATAGAGTTCCCCCCAAGGCCGCTGACTACACCCAGCCCAAGACCGCCGTTAACGACTGCACCATTACCCAGCGTCACTCTGCCATTAGTGAGATCTGCATAAAATGGACGCAGTGAACTTATGCCGCCATTTTCCCCCTGGTCTTTTGCTGTCGGAATTAGGTAAAAATTATTTTCTGAACGGCGAAAAATCATTCCGTATGCCGCATCGTAAATGCGCAACGCATCAGCAGCGCGAATCTTAAGCCCCCCGGTCATTGCATCGCCGCCCTTATTCACGGCATTAATATCAGCCGGGGAGGGTTTATTGGCCGCATCATACTGTTTAACCCAGGCTGACCACGTCCCGCTGTAAAGCGAGCGAATGTACGAGCGGGAGCTGTTATAAATCCGGTAAATCTGCGTGATACCGGCATGCTTATAAACTTCCAGCGAACCGGCGTTAGCTTCTGGATAGTTCCTGCCGGTTTGAGCCTGCGCGTTCGCTGGCTGGTAATACAGTCCCGCCGTGGTGTAGGCGTTCAGGTCGGCGGCATTGCCAATTGCCACGGCCTGCCCGTTGAAAATATCCTGCGCCGTAATGCTGATATCGGAAGACAGCGCCCTGCCGTTTACCTTACGCCCTGACGGTACGCGCCCGTTGGCGTTGTCATTCGCGGCCTTAACGGCTTTCGGCGTTGCCGCCAGCGCCTCAGACGTGCTGTCGGTCGCGCTACTGAGCTGGACAATACCCTTTTGCGCCGTGGTGGCGTCCTGAGCCGTATATTTCCCTTTCGCAAGGTCATACGCCGCTTTAACTGCTTTCGGCGTCGCTGCGACGCTCTCAGACGTGCTGTCGGTCGCGCTACTGAGCTGGACGATACCCTTTTGCGCCGTGGTGGCGTCCTGAGCCGTATATTTCCCTTTCGCAAGGTCATACGCCGCCTTAACTGCTTTTGGCGTCGCTGCGACGCTCTCAGACGCGCTGTCGGTCGCACTGCTTAACTGAGTGAACCCCTTAGCGGTGAGCGTGGCGTCAGGATGGCGGCGGGACTTCTCATGCTCAGCGAGCTTGTCGTCGACGTAGTCCTGCGTTGCCATCACCGTTGAGGTGTCGATGGTCAGCTCGACTGACTCAATATCGCTCACCATGATAACCATGCGCACTGTCTGCGCACGGCCTGAGCCCTCCGCCAGTGCTGGCTTGTAGCTTTCGGCCATATTACCGACCGCAATCAGCGTGCCGGTGTCGTCATAGAGGCCGAGCTCACGCATCCAGAAACCGCCGGTCTCAGGCGGGATGAGCAGCTCCGCCACGACATAATTTTTATTTTTCTTGTCCTGGCTGATTTTGTTCAGCGCGTGACGCCAGACCTCTTTGACCAGCTTTGTCTGGTTCGGATCAGGCACCGGCAGCGTACCGCCGCCGTCACCGACGGCCATCGCCGTAAAATTCACCTTTTTCCCGTTCGGGACGGTCGCCGCCGCGAGTTTTTCGGCACCGGCTTTGGTGATGACCGTTTTATATTTCACTGTCATTGTGCTCTCACTTATCCGGGGTAAACTGTGATGATGTCGCCGTCATAGCTCAGGGCGCCGGTGTACAGATAGCCGGGAATGTCCTGAATAATATTGAGGCCGATAAGATGGCGGCTGGCTGGCTTTGCATCGGCAATAAGCCGCTCCATTTCGTAATACATTTCTTCGGTGATGCCGGTCTCTAACACACCGATATCGAGGCGAAACGTGCCGGGCGGGTCGTTTGTCTGCCACCACTCAGACACGTTTATCAGGTAGCCGAGCGGCTCCACCACGCGGCGCACAGCCCCAATCGTTCCTTTGTGTGCGTGGATATACCAGGCATTGCGGATCACATCCCGTTTAGTGGCTTCCGGCCAGTTCTCATCCCAGCGGTCAACGGAAAACGCCCACGCCAGCCACGGCAGGAGGTTTGCCGGGCAGTCGTCCGGGCTCCAGAGTCGGCGCAGGGGTACGGGGGTATTTTCGATTTCCGCGCAGGCGCGCGCCGCCGCCACCTCCAGCCGCGAGGAGCCAACCGGTAACAGCCGGGTGTCATTCATCATTGCCCCCTATGGTGACGCTGTACTCGCTGCACCATGACGCCTGCGTGTCATCAAGGACGATGTCAGCCACCGGCGCGGCCAGCTCGACACGCTGCACGCCCTCGACGTGGAGCGCCGCATAGATGGCCGATTTACGGATGTCACGCCCGAGCCGGTGCTGCGCGGTGATATACGCCTGTAACTTTGCTTTTGCCGCACTGAGCACCGGCTCACTTTCGGGACCGGGATAAAGGTAAAGCGACGCGGTGATTTTGTAGTCGACGATTTTCGCTGACTGCACGGTCACGCGGTCGGCCACCGGCCTGACGTCCTCGTCGTTCAGCGCATCGCGCACGATGGCGAGCAGCTCGTCAGAGGCCACGCCGTTATTTTCACGCGACAGCACAGACACGGTCACACACGCAGGCTCGGGACTGATGACGGAAATATCCGCGACACGCCCGTCGGCGCTGCGGCCATGAAACTGATATGCACCCGTTGAGCCTGCGGTACTCAGTCCCTCAAAAGCCTGTTGAATCCGCAGACGGTAGTCGGTATTCGACTCCATTACGGCTGGCGTGGGCGGAAACGTCGTGTCGTCTGCCGGGGTGATGACGAGGCGCTCGACGTTATAATTTCCGCCTATCTGGTCAAGGTCGGCATCTTCTGCATACGCCAGCATGACCGCACGCGCGGCCTCGTTGACGCGCTGTCGCCAGATAACTTCCCGATAGGCGTTTTCCTCCAGCAACTTAACAATCGGCTCTGATTCGAGGGTCAGCGTGCGCGCGACTGCCTCCTGTTGTTCCTCCGGGTATAACGAGATGAGCGTCGCCTTGCGCTCTGCGAGGATGGTCTCATAGTCCAGCACTTCCACGACATCAGGCGCGGCGAGCTGGTTAAGGTCAACAATTGCCATAGCGTTTAACTCAGTGGAATGGTGAGGGAAAAGGGCTGGCCGTTAGCCGAGCGCGTGCCGGTGATATCGACATACAGCCCGCCGTCGGTCTCCGACCGCTCAAAGGTGATGGTTGTCAGACTGACGCGCGGCTCCCACTTCTGGATCGCGGAATAGCACGCGGCCATAATCTGCAATCGCAGTGCCGGTGTCTGCGGCTGGTCAATCAGCGCCGACAGGAGCGAGCCGTATTCACGGCGCATGACGCGCGAGCCAACCGGCGTGACGAGAATGTCGCGCACGCTTTGCCTGATATGCTCGACCTCAGAGATACTGAGGCCGGTCTGGCAGTTCATACCGAGATAACGCACCGTCATTTAGTACCCTCCGTCCAGCTTCCGCCCCGTTCAACGCCGCCGTGGTCGTGGTCATCCACCTGCACGCCGTTTGAGGTCAGTTTCCCGCCGGTGTGCTCGATGTTCCCGGTCATCTTCCCGCCCTTCAGCACTTCGAGCGTGCCGGTCGTCAGTTTGTTGGTACACACCACCTCGGGCGTATCGAGCGTGATGCGGGTCGAGGCTTTCACCAGCACCACCGGCACGGTGGCCGTGATGGAATCCGACGCGGTAACATCTGCGGTTTTGATACCTGACACGGTGAGCGCACTGTTATCGGGTTCGTACTCAATGACCGCGCCATCAGGGAAGGTTACGTGAAGCGCATCGGATGATACTGACGGCGCGGGATTGTCATCTGAGAAAATGCCCGGCAGCACAAAGGCCGTATCGAGCTCACCGCCGATGGCCAGCAATAGCACCTGCTCGCCAACGGACGGAGCCCACCACACGCGAGAGCGACCGGCGCGACAGGTGAGCCAGTTAAGCCAAGTGGTTTGCATGCCGCCGGTCTGGACACGACACAGCCCCTCGTCGAGGTCGACGTCGGTCACGATGCCGGTGCGGATGAGGTTGCGGATCGCGCGTGCGATTTCCTGAATATTAGAGAGTGTGTTCATACTGAAAGAATGCCGTGGTATTCTTTCAAAATATATTAATCCTGTTAGTGACGTCTCTAACACAACAAATCATGCAGATGGGTTTTAAGGATAAATTAATGTTCAACTGGGAAGATGTACCGAATAACGACACGTATAAAAATCTCTTACTAGGAAACGGCTTTAGTATCGGTGTCAGCCCTAAATTCAATTATTGGAATCTTTTAAATGAAGCAAAACACAGGGTTCATGCTGGATTAATTGATATTTACCCTGAAACCCTTAGACTTTTCGAGCAGTTACAAACCACTAACTTCGAAGAAGTATTGAAAGTTTATCATCACGCACACCTTGTTCACACTTTTAACAAGCCAGCGATTGAAACAGCTTACAGGAAACTACAAGAAGGCTTATTCTCAACAGTTAGAGATATTCATGCATCAAAAAACGAAACCCCAACCGCATTAATTTTCCATGAACTCACTAAGTTCAAAAAAGTGTTTACAACAAATTACGACCTTATTCCGTACTGGAGTTTTGTCGACATCAATATTGATGTGCTTCGTGATTTCTTCTGGGGGGCTGGCATCAAGCCTACATTTGATAAAAATAATACAGAGGTTTTTGTTGGAAATTACACTCAACTATTTTATCTACACGGAGCGTTACATTTAGAAGTAACTGAAACTGGCCTGACTCAAAAGAGAAGTATACAGGATACATTAGCCGAGGAAATAGAAGTGTTATCTAGCTCATTCAGTGCAAGACATGGGCTTTACCCTCTTTTTATCACCGAAGGCAAAAGCGAACAGAAAATCAGAAAAATAGGTTCTAATGATTACCTGTCATTTTGCTACAATCAATTAAAGAAAATTAGCGGAAAAATACTTATTTTTGGGCATTCACTCAGTGAAGAGTTTGACAACCACATTGTTGAAGCCTTGAAAAACAATAGCAATATAACCGAGATAGCAATAAGTATTTATCCAGAACAACCCATTTTAAATATAAATGAAATGGAAGCAAGATTGGCCCGACAACTTGCTGGACGACCGATTCATTTTTTTGACTCAACAACACACCCATTAAGTGTCTGAAATATTGAGCATATTTCAATTTGAAATATGCTCACCAATCAGCAACTCCATTTCTTTTATGTTGATTTCGTTTAACCCCAATAATTGACGTTGAGCATATTGCACTTCCTGAGCGTAAGCGTTTGACCGGTCTTTAAGGCCGTACTGATGGACACGCGCGATACGCTGCACATTTCCGGTAAATTCCACCACAGCACCGTTTTCACGGCCACTGGCTTTCATGTACCGGTTAGTGCGCAGTTTTTGAAACATCGCCCGTTTAATTCGACCTTTTTTGGCTCTCAGCGGCTGGCGCTTTCGCGCCTGATACGGTGAGCCATCGGGGGCTTTTTGCTGTTTGATACGTTGCTGTTGCGCCGTTCTGAGTTGCTTCGCAATCTCACCGGCAAGCTTCCGACGCCCTGCGGGTGACAGGGCAGCAAGCAGCCCCTCGAGCTTGTTATCAAAGGGTTTAAAGTCACTCATCCCACTTGCTCACAAGTTCGCCGTTGATATAGAGCTCTTTTGGACGCGTGACGGGTTCAGGCGGTGGCGGCTCCGGGGCATAGCTCACATGCAGTGAGCCGTTTTCCTCCCTGATGATGGTGCGCTCGGTGAGCTGGAGGCTGATGCTGATATCAACCGTATCACCGTCGTTTAAATCCATCTGGAAGCGGTAGCCTTTTTTATGCCCCTCATCGAGCGTGCAGATATCCGGCTGGTTTTCCCTGAGCCACGCGGCTACCGGCACGAAAATCAAATCAGGGTCGCCTACGAAATCGCACACGGAGGCCGCGAGCCGTGCATCGATATTCCCCTCGTCGGCAAAAATGCGCATCATCTCGGGGTTGGTTTTAAGCTGCGGGACGGCGTCAGTTAGCGCTTTTCGCAGGCTGATTGCTTTCTTCATCGAGTTTATCCTGACAGGCTTTGACGGTTTCAATCTGTAACGCGCAGGCGGCGAGCGCGTGCTCAAGCCTGCGGATATCTGCACTCAGGTCGCCATTAGTGGCCGGGTCGCTTCCCGGCATCGGGCACCAGCTCACTTTCGGGCAGGCGCTGTAAACAATGACCGGCGGAGGCACAACCGGCGCGGGTGTGCATCCTGCGCACAACATCAGGCAGCTCAGCGCTGTACCAGCGGCGTAACGTTTCATTTTCATTTATCAGTCTCGTAATGGTTTCTTCCCGGCGCACGGCCATCGCACCGGCAGCAATCAGCTCACCACGTAAACTGACCTGTGCGGTTTCATTTTGCCTGGCGATTCCCTGCGAAACGGAAAGCTGATTTTTCAGCATCCCGATCACGTTTTTCTGTTCGGTCGCGACCTTATTTGCCCGGTCAAAAGAGCGCCGTAGATTACCGTTCTCATGCCTTAACCAGAGCACAGCCGCCAGCGCCAGACCTGCGGCAATCAACATCACAATGAATCTGGACACAGCCCCGCCTCCTCAATGCGCTGACGGTATGAGGTGCGCACCCCCGTAAAGGTCAGGACGCAAATCAGGTAAAGCAGCGCGGTAAAGATCCAGCCAGCACCGAGCAGACACCCTGTGGTTACGACAAAAATAATAAGAGACCATGTGCGACGCACCTTTGAGGGCTTGTTGCAGAAAACAGCGCGGAAGATTTTCATTATTCCGGGTTTTACCGGAATACCTTTCCCCGCATTTCGTAGCCAGTGGTCAAAAACAGCCACACCGGCAAGGCTCGCCGCAATACAGACAACACAGCCAAACAGCGCCCACGCTGCAACAAAATTAAGTGCTGCACTTTGCGGCGAAGCCAGCCCCCATAGCAGGAATACAGCCAGCAGGGCATCTAAAATCAGTGAACGCACGTATTTTTTCATTGAGAAACTCCTTTCAGACAATAAGCACGCTCACGCGCGCGGCGATTTTCCAGCCCTTTATTGATTGAGCCATTCACATAAACCCAGCGGGTGAGCTGGTCGCACGCCTGCCACCATTGGTGTCGCTTGATATACGAGACCAGCGTCGACCGGCAGGCCGCGCCGGTTCCCACGTTGAATGAGAAGCTGACCAGCGCGTCGTAAATGTGCTGCGGCATTTCTACCGGCACGCAGACGGCGAGACGCTTCTCGACGTTCATCACATCCGCGACAAGGTTCGCCGCCGCCTGACGTTCTGTGATTTCCCCTTTCGGGACGACACCGGCAGTGTGGCCGATGCCTGACGTCCACACTCCCGCGCTGCACTGGTAAGGCGTCAGGCGACACCCTTCGAGGTCGGCAATCAGCGCCAGCCCCTCGGGCGAGGTGTTAAGCAGACGAAAGTCAGGCATCAGCGCCGCCAGCGCCAGCACTGCGGCCACACTGCAACGTTTAACGATTGATTTCACGAATAGCCCCCTTGTCGAGTCCGAGTGACGTCAGATAGAGGTACGTTTTGCGCTTAAACCAGTAGTTCGTCAGCGCGGTAAAAATGGCGCATCCGCCGCCCACGTAAAGCGCCATCTTTTCGGGCGACATTGCGCCGAGGTACGCCAGCGCGACGGCCAGCCAGTAGGCGATAAACGTGGTGATTTTCTCCATACTCAGTCCCATAGATTCACCGTTTCGGTTCTGGCCGCGCTGTCGGTCTCGGGCAGTTCAATTGCCGTGCCGTGCGGCAGGATGACGCCGAGCTCAGACAGGCCGGGATTCGCTTCTAAGACGGTTTCGACCACGCCCTCGGTGCGCCCGTAGTACCGCACACAAATCGCGTCGAGGGTGTCGCCCTGTAGCGCATACGCTTTCATCAGATTTGCCCCACAATGCAGCGCGCTTTGTCCTGGATGCGCGCCACAGACCAGCGCATATCCCGCCACATTTCATCGATAGTGCTGTCGATGCTGTCGGCTTTTTTGTCACCTCTGGCGGTCGCATCCACGCCGCGAAAACGCTCGTAAAGCGTGGCGGTCGTCATTGCACACACGGCGTTGAAGTAGTGGAAAACACGCACACTTTCGCCGTCGAGCCTGTCGGTCGGGACATCCGCCAGCGTGGCGTAACCGGCATCGAGCTGACGCTCGCGCCATTCGCCCAGCTCCGCGTTCGTCTCTGCGATGGCGGTCTTAATTGCCCGGCGCAGGCGCACAGGGGAAACGGTCTGCTCTAAACGCATTTCCTCACGCACCCGCTTCGGGTCAACATCAGGAAAAAACGGGGTGTTTTTGATTACCGGCTCGCTCACGCCCGGCGGCGGTATCACCACGCCCGGCACATCCTGCGGCTCTTTGTTTTGCTCAATAATCAGCGTCGTCATGACAACCTCGGGTAATAGGTGGGCGGTGGACGCCGGTCGCAGTCAGGGCAATTGATACCCGCATTGACCGGCGTGCCGCCCGGCTCGGGGAGCGCTCGGTTAACCTGCGGCTTTTGCCGCCTTTGGTGGACGCCCGCGCCGTGCCGCCGGTTTAGCGGCAGGTTTGCGCGTGCGCGGTTTAGTCGTTTTGGTTTTCGGTGCCGGTTCGGGTTTTGGCCTGAGCTGGCGCTCTAACTGCTCGATATCCTTTTTCACACCGATAGTGCGTTCTAACTGGATCGCACGTTGCAGGTGCGCCAGCGCCTCGGGCAGTTGATTCGCATCACGCAGGACATAGCCGGTGATTTTGTGCAGCTTTGCGCGCACGATATCGGGCATGTCAGCGCGTTCAGTCAGCGCAATGGTGTCGAGCAGGTTCGCCAGTTCGACCGGCTGTTTTGCAGCGAGCAGGCGCTGCGCGGCCAGTGCCACCTCTTCGGCCAGCAGGTAAGGCGTCGGACGTCGACCGGTCGGCATGGTCAGGCCCCAGGTCATGGCGTAACGGGCAATTTCCAGCGCCCCGGCGATATCGTCAGCATCGAGACGCCACAGCATGACCGTCATGACGATGTCATCCTGCGCGCCCTTGCCGTTTGCGAGGACGCCAGCCACCCATGGCAGATAGAACGGCAGCAGCTCACGCTTTTTATCTGCCTTGCTCTCATTGGATCGGATTTGTTTTAGCGTGCGGTTGTCTGCGGCCAGCTTAACGAGCATCTGCTCATAGGCAGTTGCATTGCGCAGCGGGACAGCAGCCCGCCGCGCTGTTTCAGAGGCCGAGACCCGCATCATGTGACGCGCTGCGGGACTCGTCATGGCTTACTCTCCGCCTTCGTTATCTACTGGAGCGGAAGCGCTTTCCGGTGCAGCAGGCGCGGCAAACTCACCGAGCTTGATATTTTCAATCAGGCATCCGGCAGCGTATGCCTCGACCACGTAGTCGGTATTCATTGACTCGTAGTTTTCGATGCGGTCTTTTTTCGGGTTTTCGATGATGCTGCGGCGATGCGCGTCATCCATGAAGTAGATAGACAGGTTATCGAGACGCGTCACCATCAGGGCATTCGCCGGGAAGTAAGGCACGCGCACGGCTGGCAGGTTGCCGATTCGCTTCTGGCTGATGATGATGTCAGCGGCCAGCGACTCGCTGTTTTCCTGGTCTTTATTGACGATAGGGAAGTATTTATCCGCCATCAGCTTGCGACCGGTGATGACAACCAGCTCCGGGTCATCCTGATAAATCTCATCAATCAGGTTGCCGGTGGCATCCATGACCAGCGCGTCGAGGTTCGCATAGTCGCCGTTTTTACCCACGCGGATCACATCGGAAATGACCGCGCCGTCCTCATCGGTGATTTTTGACATCACGCGCGCTGGCGCTTCATTGCGGTACTTCTGCAACCAGCCCACCGCCACATCCTGAAGCATCGGATTTTTTTTGCGGTCGGATTTTGCGGCACGCTCAATGCCGTTGAAACCGGCCATGATGAAATCGAGCGCCTGACGCTTGATAATGGCGTTACGGATACGGGTCTGGAAGTCCTGGAATCGCGCCCACAGGTCGAGCTGCTTATAGCGGATATGGAAGTCAAAGTTAATCTGCGCGCACTCGTATTTGTTGGACTCCAGCGCAGTAAAATCAGCGGTTTCACGCTCACCATCGCCGTCAGTATCGGCGGTGCTCGCGATTGTGCCGTTAACGCCCACACCGACCTTTTCGCCTTTCAGTTCGTCGACCGGCACGATGTTAATTTTGGTCAGGAATGAGGACGATTCCTGCACGGTGTCCATCATGGTTTGCGTGACCGACGGCTCGACGGTGAATTTCTTCGCCACGTCATCGGTGGAAATGTCGTTCAGCTCCGCGACGCGGGTCAGGTAGGCATTGAATTTAAAGCGGGTTTGTTTACGCATGGTTTTTCCTGTTCGGGTAATAGGTATCAGGCCGGGCGTCGCGCCCGGCGGATTATCAGCAGTTGGTCAGCAGCTCGTCGCCCGTACCACCTTTTGAAAGCTCGCGGCGTGGCTGGCGCTGGCTTTCGGTGTTATCGAGGGAGTTTTTCAGGTCGTTAAACGCCTGCGCGCTTTCTTCGGCCTTGCTGGTCACATCCTGCTTGAGCTGCGCCAGTTCGGTCTCAAGCTCGGTGACGCGCTGGTCGGTGGCGGTGAGGTTGGTTTGCACCAGCTCGGTAACGGTCGTCACAGCCTCATGCACATCTGCAAGACGAGCGTCGTCGCTGACCTGTTTACGGCTGAAAATGGCTTTTACCTTGTCGGTCAGGCTGTTGAGCATGGTGTCGGGAACGTCTTCAAATTCCAGCTCAGCCAGTGAGGCCACAGAGAAGAGATCGCCCGGCTGGTCTTTTTTACCGGCGAGCGGGTTCTGCGTGGCGCGGCTACAGAATTCGAGGTATTCGGTGCCGAGGCTTGCCGGGTCATCGGTGACGGCGAGCCCGATGAGATAGCATTTGCCGCTGTTAGAGAAATTCGGGCGGATCTCCATTGAGGTGTAAACCTTCTGCCCGGCACGTACCATGCTGACCAGCTCATCGAGCGGGGCAATTTTGGCAAACAGCGCCTTTTTGCCATTGAGCGCAGAGTCATCGCTGATAATCTCCGCTTTAAGCGCGGTCACATCGCCATAGCGCTTAAAGGGGCTGTCAGGGATGAGGCTTTTGATATGTTCGAGGTTAATGCGGCAACCGTAGACGCGCGGGTCGAACGTGTCGGCCATTTCCTGAATGTCATCAGCGCTGATGACGCGGCCATCGCAGGTGTCACCCTCGACGCCGATGCGAAACCATTTAGAAACTTTCTTTGCCATTGTTCAGGTGTCCTGATGTTGGGTTTTCGGGTCGGGGTTAGTTTCCCGACTCAGCCCCTCATCAGCCACCTGTTGCGGAAGTGCAATCCCTGACACAACAGGGGTTTAGCGATTAAGCACGGTCATTTCCTTAGCCTTGCCTCGTAACATCAAAACGAGGTAAGCATGACCATTTCAACTGACCTTTCATTACTCAATGACCCACGACGACAGGCGCGGCTGTTGTACTGGCAGGGGTTCGCCGTGCCGCAAATCTGCGACATGCTGCAACTCAAGCGCCCCACGGTGCAGAGCTGGAAACAGCGTGATGGATGGGAGGAAACTGCGCCGATTAACCGCGTTGAATCGACGTTAGAGGCGCGCCTCATTCAGCTTTACGCCAAGCCCGACCTGACGCCGCACGACTTTAAGGTCGCTGATTTTCTGTCGCGCCAGATGGAGCGCCTTGCGCGCGTGAACCGCTACAGCCAGACCGGAAACGAGGTGGATTTAAACCCCAACATTGCCAGCCGCAACAAAGGGGATCGCAAAAAGCCGAAACGTAATTTCTTCAGTGAAGAAGCGATTGTAAAGCTGGAAGAGATTTTCTTTGACCAGTCGTTTGAGTATCAGCTCAGGTGGCATAAAGCCGGGTTAGAGCACCGCATCCGCCACATCCTGAAATCGCGCCAGATTGGCGCAACGTTCTACTTTGCGCGTGAGGCGCTTCTGCGCGCCCTTAAGACCGGGCAAAACCAGATATTTTTATCCGCCAGTAAAACGCAGGCTTACGTTTTCCGTAAGTACATCATCGCCTTTGCGCGTCTGGTCGACGTCGACCTGTCAGGCGACCCGATTGTCATCGGCAACAACGGCGCAGAGCTGATTTTCCTCGGGACCAACTCTAACACCGCGCAGAGCCACAACGGCGACCTGTACGTCGATGAGATTTTCTGGATACCCAATTTCCAGAAGCTGCGCAAAGTCGCCTCTGGCATGGCCTCGCAATCGCACCTGCGCACCACCTATTTTTCGACGCCGTCGACGCTGGCACACGGCGCTTATCCGTTCTGGTCAGGCGAGCTGTTTAACCGGGGACGCAGTAACCGCGACGAACGTGTCGACATCGATATCAGTCATCAGGCGCTTGCCGGGGGCATGTTATGCGGGGACGGCCAGTGGCGGCAGATTGTCACCATTGAGGACGCACTCGCCGGAGGCTGCACCCTGTTTAACCTCGACCAGCTCAGACAGGAAAACAGCGCGGATGACTTCCGTAACCTGTTTATGTGCGAGTTCGTCGACGATAAGGCGTCGGTATTCCCGTTCGAGGAGCTCCAGCGTTGCATGGTCGATGCGATGGAAGAATGGGAGGACTTCGAACCGTTTGCCGACCGTCCGTTTAACTGGCGTCCGGTCTGGATTGGCTACGACCCGTCACATACCGGCGACAGCGCAGGCTGTGCGGTGCTGGCTCCGCCACTGGTTGCCGGTGGCAAGTTCCGCATTCTTGAGCGTCACCAGTGGAAAGGCATGGACTTTGCCGCGCAGGCCGAGGCCATCCGTGCGCTGACCGAGAAATACACGGTCGACTATATCGGCATCGATGCGACCGGCATCGGCCAGGGGGTTTACCAGCTCGTGCGCTCATTCTTCCCGGCAGCGCGCGCCATCCGCTACACGCCGGAAATGAAAACCGCAATGGTGCTGAAAGCGAAAGACACCATCCGACGCGGGTGTCTGGAGTATGACGCCGGTGCGACCGACATCACGCAGTCATTCATGGCTATCCGCAAAACCATGACCAGCAGCGGCCGCAGCGCCACCTATGAAGCCAGCCGCAGTGAGGAAGCCAGCCACGCGGATATCGCATGGGCGACCATGCACGCCCTGTTAAACGAGCCACTTTCCGCCGGTAGCGGTATGCATTCAACCTCGATTCTGGATATCAACTAAGATGAAAAAACGCCAAAAGAAACAGCCAAAACAGACCAACATGACCGCCAGTGCACCGCAGAAAATGGAGGCGTTCACCTTTGGCGAGCCGTCACCGGTTCTGGATCGCCGCGATATCCTCGACTATGTCGAGTGCATCAATAACGGCAAATGGTACGAGCCGCCGGTCAACTTCTCCGGGCTGGCGAAAAGCCTGCGCGCCGCCGTGCATCACAGCTCCCCGATTTACGTGAAGCGTAACATCCTGACGAGCACCTACATCCCGCATCCGTTGCTGTCACGGCAGGATTTCAGCCGCCTTGTGCTCGATTATCTGGTGTTTGCTAACGGCTATCTTGAAAAGCGCATGAGCGTGACCGGCCAGCTCATGAAGCTTGAAACCTCTCCGGCCAAATACACCCGCCGGGGTGTCGAGGATGGGGTTTACTGGTACGTGTCAGACTTCACGCACCCGCACCAGTTCGCCCCCGGGTCAGTCTGTCATCTGCTTGAGCCCGACATCAATCAGGAACTGTACGGGATGCCGGAATACCTGAGCGCGCTTAATTCTGCCTGGCTGAATGAATCCGCCACGCTGTTTCGTCGCAAGTATTACCAGAACGGCGCGCACGCGGGTTACATCATGTACGTCACCGACGCGGCGCAGAGCAGCACAGACGTCGAGGCGCTGCGCTCCGCGATGCGCGACTCGAAAGGGCTCGGGAATTTCAAAAACCTGTTTTTCTATGCCCCGAACGGGAAACCGGACGGCATCAAGATTGTGCCGCTGAGTGAAGTCGCCACGAAGGATGATTTTTTCAACATCAAAAAGGTGAGCGCCGCCGACCTGCTCGATGCGCACCGCGTACCGTTCCAGCTTATGGGCGGCAAGCCCGAGAATATCGGCTCAATGGGCGATATCGAGAAGGTGGCGCGGGTGTTTGTGCGTAACGAGCTGACGCCGTTGCAGGAGCGTTTCAGGGAAATCAATGAATGGCTCGGTTTAGAAGTGATCCGCTTTAAGGATTACAACATCGAAACTGAGTAACCCCCGCCAGAATGCCGCCTCCGCGCGGCATCCTCTCAGAGCCAGCCAGACGCTGTACACGCGACGCTACCACGCCAGCACCTCATTACCGACCGCACTCAGCAGCGCGCCACCACGACGCGTACAGACGCGTAAAATAAATCCTGTCACCACGTCTGGCGCGCAGTGCTATCCCCGCCTCGCCTGCGCGCTTAACGGGTCGCTTTTAATGCATGTGCATTTATAATATAAAGGCGCGCCAGTATTGGCACGCCCTCCCATAAATCTGACTATAAATCAGATGCAATAAAATGCATTTTAATGCACTTGCTGCGTTGACTCTTGTACTGTTTCACCTTCAGTATTTTTCAGCATTTCAGGGCTGACTAATGCATGAATTCGCTTATCGTTAGGTGAACGTTCGACTAAGTGGTCTAAAAACTCCTGCCATTGACGTTTTGCCTCGGAAAGAAGGTCGCCCCATGTAAGAGTTTCAAGGCCATCCTCTTTAAGTTTTTTTACTTTTTTCAAGAAAGCCGGATTTTTTTTGGCTATCTTATCAGCAACCAAATATCCCGTTGCAGTATTAAACCTTGAACCTGTAGAGCTTTCCAGATGGCCACGGAACGTATCAACATAAGTTTCGAATCTGACTAAATGATCTAAATCGATGGTTAGTCCTGGGCGCATGAACTCAAGGATGAGGAGATGCTCTCCGCTAGCTAAAACCAAATCAACACGTCCATTAAAGTCCTCATCCTTATCAAGACCTGAATCTTTTGCAGCTTCAGCAGCAAGATCGCCAACATTTCGTTCCTTCGCGAAGGTTTCCCATTTCGGCGAAATAAGCCATGGGTTATTTGCAATATAATCTCGCACCGCATTTTCTAATTCACGGTTTTTAATACGCGATTCTAACCCAATTATTGTATCTAGCTTTGCCTTGACAGATTCGGCAGTATGCAACGCCTGAATAGTGTTAGCCTCGATTAGCATAGAGAGTAATTTATCACTATCCATATCAGGAACTTCAGCAACTTGTCGAATTAATTCTTTTAAACGGCCGCCTTCCCACGCCGTTAGGAGAGAGCTACCTAACTCTTTGAATTGCTCAGCATTAATCTGATTTATGCTTGCTAGTTTCTTTAAAGCAGTCATAATGGTTTTCTTTTCGCTGGGGGCGAGCTTTTCTAACCTTGAGCTAAAATCAGAAACCTTATCTTCTATGAGTTTTGTTTTTTCTTCAGCCCTACGGTCTTTCCATATCCTCAATAAATTGCGAATACGGGATTTACCCCATTCCTCAAGGGTTGCTAAATGATGGTGCCCCCAATTTAAGCGCTGTCGCTCGGTTGAGATAACATCCTCATCAAATTCATCAAGGTAATCAGCCAATACTGCACCTGTCATATACTCAGGCCCATTCTGACTCGGGAGTCCGCCAGTCAAATTAAACATAAATGGTCTTTGCGATAATTTCCCATGCGAAAAAATTGAAATACCCTGAAGTTCTTCTTCTTTTATAGTTTCCTTTAAAAAAAACACTCTCCACTTGATTTGATGGTCACCAATCATTTCAGTTCCCCATCCATCCTTATCTATATGAGTCAATCCTTCAGGCATTTCATTATGCTTATAATCTTTAGGGAAGGACATTTCTGACTTAACGAGAAAATTTTCCGTAGGAATTATTTTCCCATCAACACTAACATAAAAATTTGCAGCAGCAGCATTAACTGAAAAACGGCGAGCCATAGATGTCGCAAAAAAATCCGGTGAAATTAAACGTTGTATTTTCAAACCGGTTAATTTTATCGTTGTGCCGTGAGATTTTTTTAATTCTTCGTTAGGCTCAACTCTATCGATAACATCAATACTTAATTTCGAAGTATTAATATAGTCATCATTGGATGAATCGCGTATTTTATCAATATCAAGTACAAATGAAGTTTTTTCACCAGTATCTTTACTGATTGTTGTTACAGTTATAACAGAAGCAATACCAAAACCTGCAAACTTTCCTATCCCTTTTCGTCCCATTAGTGGTCGATTAAGATCCCTTGAAAGAGTTTTGGCATTGTTTTTACGCTTGTCATAGCCCACTGTAAGAAACTTATTCTGACATTCATCTTGAGTCATGCCGATGCCATTATCTTGAATCGTAATGGAGAAATCCTCATGCGTAGGAAGCGTGATTCTGACCTCTGTAGAATCAGCATCCCATGAGTTAGAAACCATTTCGGCAATCGCAGCTGTTGGACTTTGATACATTTGAATACCCAAATGATCAATTATTCTTCCGTGAAAATTTAAAAACAAAGAGTTTTCCATTTTATCATCCTAATTCAATAAGGTGCTGTTTGATTACTTCTGCATGACGCTTGATGAACGCTGGAGGAAGCGCATTTCCGATCATAAGAGCAGCTCTATCTTTGCCATACTTAATCGGGAAGTAATAGTTTTTGGGAAAAGTTTGCAACAGGGCTGCCTCACGTAGAGTGATCGCTCTATCTTGGACAGGGTGAAGGAATCGTCCTTTGGATGGATTAGTGCATCCGCTTGTAATAGTTGGAGACACTGCATCCCATTTCATACGACCATAAACATCTTTAAACCCGTTAGGATATTTTTTATGGCATGGAAGCCAGTATTCATAAGGTAAATCAGAGCGACTACCGCCATCTTTCGGCACTAGCTTAATAATGTTCATGACTTTCTGCGTCCTGTTTTCTTTAATGTTATGCAAGACGTCATCACTATTTTGCGGTAATGGCAAATCCCCAATAGCATCCTTAACAGTTATTTTTTTGCTATTTTTTTCCGCTCTAGGTAAATAACCTAATCTCGACGCTAACATTACCATACGCCGCCTTCTCTGCGGGACGCCGAAGTAAGAAGCATCTTCAATAGCCACTGAATTAGAATCTATGAAGTATCCTAATTTTTTCAGCTCTTCACAAAAAATTGTGATGCGGTAATCTTTTGCCAGCGCAGGAACATTTTCCAACATTACCACTTTAGGAAGGAAACATTCGACAAAATCTAAGAATGCAAAGATTAAGTCATTACGTTCATCATTCACCGAAGAATTTTTATTTCTAGTTCTTAAGCTTGAAAAGCCCTGGCACGGGGGACATCCTGCGAGCAACTCAAGCTGTCCTCGCTGAAGGCCTAGCTCGTTCATGATTTTTGTCGGTGACAACGCCCTAATGTCTCCTGTAAGCAATGAGACATCAGGATGATTCTGTAGGTAGGTTTCAGAAACAATAGGCTCCTTTTCGACAGCCGACACAACTTCAAAGCCAGCCATCTTAAGACCAACCGTCAGGCCACCTGCGCCGCAGAAGAGATCTATCGCTTTCATAAAATCCTTATCAAATCCAAACCAAAATGTAACTTTGAAAACAATAAATGATTATAATATGAGTCACTACGAAGCAGCAAAAGTATCTTTGGTTGTTTAGAATCCTGGCCATTCGTCAGCAGTCCCGTATTTGAATTTTTTATCGCCATAAATCACCGTGGCCCCACGCGCCAGCGCGTCGAGCTCCCACCGTTCGGGAGTAATCCCTTCCTGAGCCAAATCGAAACGAATTTTTGCGACACGATCCCTTTCGGGCTTTGTCATCCTGGCTGATGGCGCAAGCTCGCTCGTTTTGAGCGGCGCATTGCTTCTTTGCTGTCGATTTTTGCGCGGTGCGCCAGCTTTTAATGCGCCGTTAAGCACCTTCACGACGTCCGGCTCATTCCAGCCGATTACCCCGCGCTCAATCAGATTTAACACCGCTGCGGCTTGCTCAGACGGTGTGGGAGTCATAACTGGATCCTCAACGCCGGTGCGCTTTCCACAGTTATTGACAGGACTCCGAGGCGCGGCGAAGCCGCTTTTTAAGGTCAAAGGCTCAACGGCCAAAACCTTTGGAACGATGCGCCATTCGGCTGTACGGGTTACACGCACACGGTCAGCCCCAAGGTGAGGGGCATAAATACCGACCACCCTCTCGATATCTTCCTCGTATTCGTTGACCTCATCCGTCACCTTACGGGCGACCCTGACGGCCTGAGCATCACGCTTAATGTTTGCTCCTCCCTGCGCGATGATATACAGGTCAAATTCACCTTCATCAGCAGCAGCCCGGACAGCCTCGACACGATCGTCAAACTCACTGGCGATACTCACGCCGCGCGGCAGCTTGCGCAGTTCGCGGTAAGCGCCCATCGACGGGAGGCCAATTGGTTTAAACTGCGGGATGCGCCATGTAGACGCCCATGCGGTGACGGCGGCGGCTGTATCTTTCAGGGGCTTGCCGGTGTCGTGGTCGAGCTGGCCGTCGAGTGCGTAACCGTCGATATTTTTGGCAATGTATTTAGCGATATAACCCGCCGCGCCGCCCTGATTAAGATGACGTGACTCAAAGCGCTGTTTTGCCGCGCCCTTTTCATGACCGTCCTCTTTGAGGGCATAACGACGCATAATTTCGTTGATGGCTTTACGCTGACCGGGTTTGCAAAACAGCATCATGTGCCAGTGCGGCGTTCCGTCGTGGTGCGGTTCGACAACGCGCATCCCGTAAACCTCTAAATCGTTATCTTTGAACGCGGTGCGCATCAGGCTCCAGATTCGGCACAGATAGCGCTGCCCGTCTTTGGGGGTGAATGCGGTTTCGTTCCAGCCATGATTAAGCTGTACCGTCTTGTTTTTGCCCTTGCCGACCTGACGCGTCGGGTGATACTTCGATGGTGTGGTCAGCGTGATAAACATCCCAACATCACCAACGCTGGCCGCATAGCGCTCAATCCCGGCGATAGTGTTCATCAGCTCCATACGGCGAATTTCAGGGTTAGAAATACTCCCCATGACCTTACTGATGAGGTCGATACGCTCGCCGGTGACTTTGTTTTCGAGCTCGCAGGATTTCAGGTATTCGAGATTAGCCAGGCGGCGCGCGTGAACATCGCGGATCGCCATTTTGCTTGCGTAGGGGGAACGGTCTTTATTGACCTCACCGGCAGCAATGAGCATCGCCTCGCGCCAGCGCATACGCTGCGCCTTGAGCTGGTTAACCCACCACTCATCCTTAATCAGACGTGAAATAGCGGAAAATGCTATGCGGATCGTCATCTGACCCTTACGGTATTTTTTCCAGTACATCGGTGTGAGGTTGAAAGCGCGCGCAACACCGGCAACTTTCCCGTATAAATGCGCCTGCGCCTCATCGGTGAAAAGAGTCTCTCTGCCGCCGTGCGCTTGCGCCCATGCATCGCTTAATTCTTCGTATCTGCTCCAGAGTTGAGCGGCGATTCTGGCCGCAAATTTCCTGAGCTCTTTGTCGTTCATATCCGGCAGGCGTGCATATTCATCACGCGCAGATAAAAAACCTATCGAGGCGGATTCATTCATCCCGCACAGCTCATTAACACGCTCAAGACGCGGCAACAGCTTGCGCTCAAACGTGTTTTTGAGGAAATACAACCCACCCAAAGGGCTCTTTGTGCGGCGGATGAAGTTATAACGCGAGGTAAACAGCGTTTGCAGGAAAAACGGCAGACGGTCAATCCGGTTTAAAACACCTTGCACCTGACGGAGTTCGGCACGTGTAAGGGGTCTGTCACGGCCAATGGCCTCGCGGGATTTGTTCCACGGGTAAGCCAGATTACTCATGCGACCAAAAGCTCCAGCTGTTGTGGATGCTTTGGCATTTCAGCCCAGTCCTGAATCGAAGGAGGCGTGACACTCTCGATCGCATTTTTCAAAATAGCGCAACGACCAATAAGAATGGCAGCTTTAAGCTCACGCTCACTTAGTTTCTGGTTGTAATCCGCCCCCCGAATAAATCGGGTAATCTCAGGGTATTTGCTTTTGAACTTTGGAATATTACAGGCGAGATTAGTGCTATCAGCAGTAGCAAGCGGATAGTTTCCCAGGACGCGGCCATCCAGCATTCGGAGGCCATGAATTTTAGTTTTAAAACCATGCTTCAGATAAATTGCATCGAATGCCTCACACATCCTGCGATGCCAGCGCTGAGTTCTGATGCTTGAATATTCACCAGATGAGCCAAAGCACACCCGAGGCCATTCATTACAAAGCTCAATCAGGCGGTCCAATGACTCGTGAAGATGCCAGACAGGCGCGGCTTTATCCTTAAAACAGCGAGGCATTGAATTAATAAGGGCATCGTTGTCAGCCTCACCACCCTCAACGACATCAGGAATAACAAAGAAACTCACCTTTGGATGATGATAGTGAGGTAATAACCACTGATAAAATTCCTGCCAGTTGATAACAAGGCCACGTTTCCACGCTGAAAAAGCACCATTATCGATAGCAACAGCACAAGCGTATTTAATTGAAGCGGCGAGCTGGTCAGGTCTGGCAAAAGAAACAAAAGCGCCAGCACCGTCAACCGCAACACGATGGACGTTACCGGCGTCTCCCCATACTGGCGTACCGTGATAATGGATAATCGAATCCGTCATCATTAGCGCAGCCTAGCTCTTCGCCTGTTGGGTGAATGCTTCGAGACACTTTTGACCTAGCTGCTCGACCTGCTTTTCTAAGTCTGAAAATTGACGAGCTTCGCCGGTTAGAATGTTATGAAGCACCAGACCGGAAACAAGCTTGTTGATAGTCGGATAAAAGCCAACAGTATCGAGCCACTCTTTACCGGCGTTTTTTCCAGACTTAGCGATTTTCTTTTCTTGCAAAATAAATTGAAATTGGTCGCTGGTAATGACAAATTTATTATCGATAACAATATTAATGCTCATACAATCCCTTATTAATACATTTTTATTTCAGAAGCCGAATTGTGAAGTTTTGCGGACTCCTGCCCCAACAACTCGATGATTTCCGTCCTGTTCATTTCCGATTTACAAATGTGCGCAATCAATACATCCAGCTTTGATGAGAGCAGCGCAACAGTGGCAGCACTGGCCTCTCGTGCTGTTTTGCTTAGCATTAACTCCAGCCTTTCTGCTGAAATCGTCATAACTTCTATATTCATTTCACCAACTCCAGACAAAAAGATGTCCCGCGCATTCAAGCGCGTAAAAAGTTTTTTTTGTTAATTAATGCAGATATTGCTCGGGCTTAACCGAGGTCAAAATAGTTGGGGCATATTCAAAGAGGCTGAATAACTCACGTAGAGCACGGAATAATTTCTCACGCCAATAACATGATTCCTCATTAACTCGCCAGTAAGGCTGATTAAATTCCTTTTCAGTTAATCCTGCGTGAAGGAATAAAGTTCGGCGCTGGCTTACTGTCAGATAACTTATATACGCCGATTCACTGGCACCGACCTGACGCCGTTTAGAAAACGCACCGCGCAACTCGTCAATCGCGCAGGCCAGACGCTCACGGTCTACATCGTTCATTTCTTCAAAACGCATGGTCGCGTGACGCTGTTTAAGCTGAGCATGAAAACAGACCGTCAGGCGGTCGCGTTCCATCATCTGATTGTAAAAATCGCAGGAGTCCTGCCAGCGAGCTTCTGCAAGATGTTTGCTGATGACAACGCGCAGTGCAGCAGGTTGTTTTTGTACCAAATCAAGAGTCATCACAGCCATTTTAACACCTCTCTGATTTTCATAATGCGCTTAACAACAGCGGCCAAAATGCCAGGCTTACGGGTGCGGATAATGATGCCCCGACGTCCCCGTCCATGGGTGATGGCGAAGTTAATCGGGGTCGGGCTCTCGTTACGAAGTAACTGCGCTATGCAGCGTGGCTCATTCATAGTCATAGCCCCATCCACAACAACCATGCATCACGTTGTTCTGCCGGGCGGTTATAAAACGCCTCACGCACGCCGCGATTGAACTCAGGAATGAAAACAAGCTTGTCACCGGCTCGCGCTTTCGGTTTTGCCGGGTCGCGAAACTCAATGACCGGCAGTTTGTTTTTTTCAATCATCGCTACTACTGCGGTGCGAGGTTTTCCCAGCAATTCCGCGAACTTATCAGGGTGAACCGCGTCAAGCGGATACTGAATAACGTAGTCGTTTGCTTCCATAACACACTCCATTCTCATGTGGTTACATGCTAACCTTGTCAGATCCAGCGGGCTTAGAACGGTTCAGGATGCTTCCTGAGTCGCTGGAGTCATGCCGTAAAAGGTTTCCCTATGGTTACCTTTCGCGGTGAATATAGTCACCAAGGGGAGTCCTTGTCAATGGAGTTAGGTCAAAAACTTAAAGCAGTACGTAAAGCTGAGGGGCTAACGCAAAAAAGTTTCTGTGAAGCTTGCGGGCTGGCACTCGGTACAGTCAAAAATTATGAGGGGGGATATAAATCACCTGGATTACAAGTGGTTATGCAGGTGACAAACACACCTAAATTTCAGAAATACACACTGTGGCTCATGACAGATAAAACCGCCCCGCAAGCTGGTCAGATCGCACCGGCTTTCGCGCACAATGGGCAAGATGCAACAAAATCAGACCACTCCGAGAAGAAGATTGGTTAACGCTTTATAAGCATTACATTTTCACTATTTGTTACCAAGATAGTCATAACCCCACCGGAGGGCTTTCTTATGTCAATTAAGAAGCTCGATGATGGTCGTTACGAAGTGGACATTAGGCCGCGCGGGCGCGAAGGACGTCGCATTCGCCGGAAGTTTGACAGGAAAGCCGAAGCACTGGCTTTTGAGCGCTACACGCTGGCAAACGCACAGACCAAAGAATGGGCGGGTAAGCGAGCGGATCGTAGAACGCTTTCAGAGTTGCTGGACGTATGGTGGAAGTATTACGGACAGAACCATGAGCGCGGAACGAAGGAGTTTAATCATTTGCTAAAAACCATTGGTGATATGGGAGACATACCAGTTACAAGGTTAAGCAAAAGAATACTTATGGATTACCGTTCAAAGCGGCTTAGTGAGGGAGTCAGCGCATCGACGATAAACCGTGACATGTACCGCTTATCAGGCATGTTCACGAAGCTGATTCAACTTGAAGAGTTTGCTGGGGCGCACCCCGTTCATGGTTTGCCTCCGTTGGCAGAGACTAACCCTGAAATGGCTTTCCTTAACAAGGCAGAAATTGCGCTGCTGCTTAAGTCATTTACAGGTGATGATCTGCTGGTTGCCCTGCTGGGGATTAGTACCGGCGGGCGGTGGTCAGAGCTGGCAACACTCAAACCGGCACAGATAGTAAACGGGCGCGTGACATTCCTGAAAACCAAAAACGGAAAAAAGCGCACTGTACCAATTTCATCTGAACTTGAATCGCTGATAAAGAAGAATGCCAGCGGGAATCTGTTCAACGTCGATTACGTGAGTTTTTGCAAGGTGCTGAAGATGGTTAAACCCGATATTCCTGCAAATCAGGCAACGCATATCCTGCGTCATACCTTCGCGAGTCATTTCATGATGAACGGGGGCAACATCATTGCATTACAGCAAATACTGGGTCATGCAAACATCCAGCAGACGATGACTTACGCGCATTTGTCACCGGAGTACCTGCAAAATGCCGTTGCATTGAATCCGCTTTCAGGAGGGATATCGCTGTAG